AATAACCATACTGTAAACAATACACCTTCAAAATATGTTAGTTCATTCCAAGCGTCTAATATTGAGCTATCCATTATTTACCTTGTGATTTACGCAACATTCGCACGTAGCGATTATAAAAACCAGTTGCTATAGTATTAAAAAATTTAAATAGTGTGAAATTAATAGAAGCTAACATTTCCATCTTTTCCTTGCTTGTCTTAAACGGCTATTCGGATCTTTTGCCGCTTTAGGAAACTTTTTCATTTGCCCTGCACTTCTTGCACAATAAGACTTTCTACGTTTGGCAGCCTTGCTCCCCGGCTTAACTTTGCCAGTTACTGCTGTCTTAAGCTTTGATCCGGGGTTCTCTCTGCGATACTTAGCAACACCTTTAGCAGTCATACCAGCACCCTTTTTTGTAGGACGCTTGTCGCCACTCTTGATGGTGTAACCTTTCATTGAACCCTTTTTAGACATTGCTACCTCATTGTTATCAAAGGGGCAAGTTGCCCTGCCCCCTTGAGTTAGTTATTTAAGCAAAAGCTGCTGCAGTTTCTGCAGTACCAAGCTCTGCAATAACTGCGAACACTCTAACCTTACCGTCAAAAGTTGCTGTATTAGCAATCAAGTCAATAGTATCGGCTGCAGTGTATAACTTTGCAGTTCCTGCCGCATTGTTGATCTCATGACCAGTAGCAGTACCACTTAGAGCGGCAACGTACAAGTCATCATCAGCATCATCACCTAAGTCAAGAACTGGAGAACCAGTTGTTGCTACAGTGAGAACCTCAACACCTGCCATAAGAACAAGTGTGTTAGCTTTCATCTCAAAAACTTCAACAGAGTCTGAAGTAGTCAAACTTGTTGTTGAGAAGTCAAGAACAACTTCAATGATCTGAGGTTTGATGCCAAGTGGAACACCAGCAGTAGCACCTGTAATAGTATAAGTAGCCATTTATCTAGTCTCCCTTAAGCAAAATCTACAACGCCACGAACGATTGCTTCTTGTCTTAGAACTTTTCTTCCAAAAACATGCAATCCTCTAACGACGTCGGAGAATGATTCAGTTGAACGTACCACTTCAGTCTTTGCGATGTGGGACGCTGTTGCACATGATGAAATGTGACCAGCTAAAACAACATTTTCAGTTGCGTCAGTAGCTAATGTACCAGCAGCATCTGTTAATGTTACTTGATCAATTCCGCCAGAGCTATTTAAAGCTGTAGACTTGTAACATCTAAAACCCGCAAGAGTTCCAACTGTTGCAAGACCATTTCTTAGAGGAGATGTACCGTCGCCAGTTACCTGAACTTCAGCAATCTTGTTTCCTGCTTGGAAAACTTTCTCATAGAAAATTGGAGGTGCTACAAACCATCTGTTCTCTTCAGGTACAGACTCATCGTCAAGAAGTCTAGCCATAGCGAGCATCATATTGATACCTGCATCGTCTGTCTCAACGTTGATAGGAGAAGCAGTTGTTCCTAATGTACCTGCAGCGGCAGTAGTTGTTAAAGTTGTACCTGATACTGCAGATGCGGCAATTCCAGCACCGTCAGATAAGGTTTGAAGAACGTTTGCATCGAACTTTCTCTTTAGAGCATAAGCACCTGAAGAAGTTGCTAGTGCTTCAAAGTTAATGTGAGAGTGTCTCTCTTCGATGTCGTCTATTTTGAATGCGAAAGCATTGGCTTGGTCAACAGTCAATGTAATTTGATCGTCTGCCAAGTCTTGTGGGTTAACTACAGAACCTCTTGAATATGAAGACACAGTCAGTGTTGGTTCTTTCATTATGTTAACAGTATCACCAAAGTTTTCAATTTCGCCAGTATAGTCGGTATTCGTAATATCTTCTGCAACCGAAGCTCTACGGAAGAATTTGAGAACTTTTTGGCTAAATATTTCGGGAGCAAAATTACCTGTCGGTAAATTATTGTACCCTGAAGCTGAATTAAAAGCCATTTTTCTATCCTTCCTCTATTTGAGGTTAGTTATTGAGTTATTCGCCCTTCGGCTCGTGCTTGGTCGATTTCTTTTTCAAGTTTCTCGAACTCCCACGGCTTAAGTTTAGCGATTTCAGATACTTTCCAAATCTTGCCATCTTGCTTGGAAGTTGCAACGTTTGTAGTATTTGTCTTTGATACAGACATTGCAGCATCTTTACTTTTGTTGACAGTTGATTTTTTAGTATCTTTTGTGCCAATGTCGGCTTTGTACAGATCAACCACTCGACTTGCCCATTTTGCATCAGTGTTATTATTATAGATACCATCTGATATAGACGTAGGCTGTTGGTCTAACCAACCTGTAAATTTTTCATCTGTTTTAAGAGTATCAAAATCAGGTTGTAATCGAAGCAACTCTTGGTAAGCTTTTTCTTTCTCAAGTTTTGCTTCTTTTTCTTTTAGACTTAACAAGTCCTCTTCAAGTTTCTTAACCTTTAACTCTGATTTACTAGCAGATATTTTATCAATAGCTTCGTATACATCTGGATATTGATTTTTAAATTGATCTAAGCTAGAATCATTGTTTTGTACTTCGGCTTGGGAAGGTTGACTTGCAGATAATCTAGAAAGCATATCTTGCCTGTCGTTCTTCCATTCTTGTAACTTAGCATCGTAGTGTCTCTTTAAGTCATCATACCGTTTTTTATAATCGGTGTCATCCTTTTTTTGAGCTTCTACAAAACTAGTTGGGTTAGGTGCTTGCTCTTCTTGAGTAGCTACTTCTTCTTCTTGAGTAGGGTCTTGAGCTTGTACCTCTTCTTGTTCTTCATCGTCATCCCTATCAACTTCCTCTCGGTATTTATTTTTGTAGAGATTAGGATTATTAACTACCCCAAAAGAATCATTGGGCTTGTTGGCTCGTGAGCCAGTTACTTTTTTTGCCATTGTTTTTTACCTCATCATATGCAGTGCCACATGGCTGCGGGTAGCTGCTTCGGTTCATCAGGGCCACGTGTGTGGGTAGCTGACTAATTCACTTGATATTCCATATCCCTTAGTTGTTGTTTTTTTCTTCGAGTTGCTTCTTCAGAACCCAAACTTAACATAGGGGATATGCCATCAATCACAGGACCTTTTTTTCCTTGTGATAATTTCCTAGCTATTTCTATAGCTTTAGCTTTAAATTTATTCTCGTCAGGATACTTTTGTCTTAGGACTCTACCATATTTGTTATTATTTAAATCTATTCTTGATTCTTCGCCTGCAGGATCAGTTCCTTTTTTACCAACTATACTGTCCATAAAAGCTCCGAACTCTCGCATGTTGTACCCTGTGTATCCCGGCAGTTTAAGTATACTATCTGACATGTATCCTCCACCTAATATGTGACGTAAAGAATCTTCTGATCTGTCATCATCTTTAGGCTTGTATTTTTTTGCGTAATCTCTAGCATGTAAGTTAGCTTTTTGTGAATCATTATATACACCTGTAATACTAGCAAGTAATTCGGCAGGAAAACTACGCAGATAATCAGCTTCTTTAAAATCAGGTCTTTGTGTAATATCGTCTACTGAACCACCTTCATTAGCTTTGATAAAACCATCTGACTGTTCTTCTGGCTGAACTTTTTCTTTCACTTCTTTAGTGGCTTTTTTACCTCTTTCATTCAAGGCAAGTAGTCTTTTTCTACCAATTACATCTGCTTCTTCAGGCTGTATGAGTATCTCACCGTCTGCTGTAATAATCTCACTCATACCTTCGTCAGTATTTGTTTCTCTACCTCCTGATGAGTCACCACCTTTTGCTCTCAAATATTCTCTAGCTTCTTGTATTTGCTTTACGAGATTTTTCTCACCTGCTTGATCCACAGCCTGTTTGTTTATAACAATTGCTGCACCTCTAGGGTTTTGTTCGTTAGGTGCTAGTGTTGGATTATCATCAGTGACACCTTCTGCATCAGTTGTTTGACTAGCAGGCTTACGTATAAATCCTGACTCTGGTTCGCCTTCCATCAACTCATTGGCTGATAGTACCATGTCACCATCATCTTCAGGAGCTGCTCCTATCTCTGGTGCTACCTGATCTCCTTCAGTCACTCCAACTTGACCGCCTTCATTCATCATAGGATCATCGTAGGCATCTGCAACACTTCCATCCCCATAACCTGAGTAATCACCACCC